GCGCAAATTCCAGTCAAAGCCGCTGCCGCGAAGTAGTCGCGGAGAGTCATGCCAGTTGCTAGACACCCGCCGCCGGGAATCATAAATGCCGGTCCTCCGTCGTCGATTCTGTCGGTTTTCATGGTTTCTCTTGGTTCAGTCGGTTCAGATACCACGCGGCTTTGGCAAGGTCTTGGCCGCCGCCTTTGTTGCGCTCGCGCCAAACATATTTCAGACCATTCCCCTTGCAATAGCCACGGAACTCCTCGGGGGTCAGCGCGGCACGGATGGCGTCGATGCACTCGATCCCGTCGCCTTGGTAGTGTGGCGGGCTGTTCACCATGTCAGGTTCCGAGATGGTCGTCTCCACCTGCGCCACCTGCGGTTTGTCCTTCACGGCTTCGAGGTAGTGGTAATCTGGCATTCCGTTAGAAGGGATGTCTGTCCGCCCCTGCCCAAGCCAACCGGTGTGGCCAGCTACGTAGCAGTAGTAGGCAAACCTTTTAAGTCCATAGGCACCCTTACCCCGATACTCCCAGCGGTCGTAGCCTTCAGGGACTGGTGGGTGTGGTGGCAGGTTGTCGGGCATTTCAATTTTGGTGTTCATGATTCAGGTGTCTTCGTTTTCAGGTTGAGGAGTCGCCGTCCGCGTCGCAGTGAGGCGGGGGCCAGCCGTGGTGCTTGATGTTGCGGCTGCGGAGCCATCGGTTCCAACAGAGAAAAACTATGCGGGTCAGTCGAACAATGGTGTCGCAAACTAGTATGGCTAGGGTGGTTGCACCGACGAAGGGCCAGAAGCCGGACAGGGCGATTTCAAGGAGGTCTCTCATTCGGTCCAAAGGTTGAGGGTGCGGAGGAAGGCTTCGGCTCGTTGGGCGGCGGTTGCAAAAGCGAGCCTTCGATTTGAAAAATCCCCCTTGTTTACCGCTCGAATGAAGTCGGTTTTTTGGTCATTCGTCAGCACCTTATCCGCTTCGTGCATCGCGTTGAGGTCGTTGAGATAATCCGGCAGATCATCCCTCAAGCCATCCAGTGGGTCCAGACCGGTGCCGCCAAAGCATGCAAATCCAATATCTGTCCACCCACAAGCCCCCGCGATGGCAATTCGTTGTTCTTTTGGGTTCATGGCTTCAGTCCGCGAAGGTGCTCGACGATGACGATGCGCGGTGCCGTGAGGGCCTTGATGAGCCGAGGGACGGAGTCTTTCGAGGCAATGAGACCAAAAATAAGGCTCAAGAACATAATACCGCAGGTAACAAGCGTCCGGCCATTCGGCTCCCCCTCGTCCTCTCGCATGAATTTGACGAATAGGATTACAGAGACGATGCCGACAGCGATCATCATAATTCCGACTGCTGATCCGACTACGGAACTCCATAGCTCCCATTGCACCACCTCTTGGCAGTAAAGCGGAGCCTGCTCGGTGGCGAAGTCTTGGATCGAGCCGCCGGTTGATTGGAGCCAGTCGATGGCTTCATTGATGTTCTTTTCGGTTTCAGGATTCATGGTCGTGCTTTCTGGTTTGTTTGGTTCTTGGAAAAAGGTGGTTGTGGCGCTCAATCGAGAGCACTCCACAGACTTGAGAATTCTCCACAGAATCCGCAATGTTTTGGTGTGTCATGCGTCTTACTGATGGCTACCTGTGAACGCCCACAGGTCATGCATTGCTGCTCGCCCATGCTCATCTTATCAGATTCGCATCGCTCCAGCTGGAAGTAATCCTCCATTGCGACCACCATGCCTTGACCCATCGGGGAGCCGTAACGGTAACCAGTGATTTCCTCACAGCGGTCAGCATCCCATAGTGCTTGGCAGCACATGGCAAGCCGTCCGAAGCTGCATCTGAAGTGTAGTCGGAGCAAAGCTACGGTTCGCGCTTCTAGTTCGTTCATCGTTCTTGAGAAAGGAATGTGAGGCAGAGCAACGTGGAGCATGGTGCGAGTCAGCGAACCCATGCGCGTTGATTACCCCATTCCAACCGTCGGTCAGGTCGCTCACCGTCGTTTTGCAGGCGCGGGTATAGTCTGCACAGCTAGCTTTTTCTGGCTGATATGTCCGTCTTACAGGTGCCACTCGTGACTGGCTCCCTGCCAGAAACTTCGATGCCCTCACTGCGACGGCTGGAATGGGGTGACAGACTTTGGCCGGTCTGTCAGCGGATTTGATGGTTGCTCCTTTGCCCGCAAGTCGGCTAGGGAGCTCTGGCTTCTCGGCGCTTAACCCTGAGCTATCGGGTGAGCTTGTAAGTCTCCACTTGCGCAACGGTCTCCATTTGCTTCACACCGAGTCACCGCCACCACATTCCAACCGTCGGACAGGTCGCTCACTTCGGTCGTTCGATTCTTTGACAGATCGGGTTCACTCGTAATGGAGCCTACAGCCGAACTTAGGAAGTGCCCTCACTGCGACGGCTGGGGTGTGGCCGCAGACTTTAGCCGGTCTGTGAGCGGCCGTCTTGGGCACTAGGGGGCTCGGGCGTGGCGGTCTCTGCTTCCTTGGGCTTGTCGTCCTTTGGCGTTGCCGAGGATTTCCGAGAGAAGATCCGGTCGTAATTGCTCCGGAAACTCTCGCCGTCTACGTGCCGTGGGAGACTACCCTTTCCTGCTCCTGTGCTCATGGTTTTGTTCTACTTTGAAAGAGAGCCTCGGGTGGGGTTCGAACCCACGACTTCATGATTACAAATCAAGCGCTCTACCAGCTGAGCTACCGAGGCGTGTTGGGGTCAACCATTACCCCTCTTGAGGGATTCAAAAAGGCTTTCGATGGACCCCCTGAGGAGGTCGTCGATGTTCTCCTCTTCGAGCTCATGGTCACACGAGCGGCTGCAACCAACCGACACGTTGTCAGCGAAGGACCACTCGATGGGCTGCGGCTTGGGTGGGGTGGCGACCGCGACGACTTGATAGATCGCAACCCTGCGCTGCTCTTTGTTGGCGAGGCGCTCGGCTTCCTTGGCGGCGACTTGGAGTTCGTCGTGGACGACGGTGGGCAAACCCTTACCTTCGACGTGGATCATGTAGCTGGGCTTGACGCTGTGGTCTGGTGTTTCGTGTGGCATACGAGAGCCTTGTTACCATGCCCGCCGTAGGAGGCAAGATCTTTTTTCAGAAAAGTTTCACAGGTGGCAGTCCTCACAGCACCAGCCAAGCGAGTAGTGGTAGACCAACCTGCGGCCGCACTGGCAATCGTGCTCCGGCTTCTTATCGAAGCTGGGGGCGGAGATTGGCGCACTGGGTAATTCAACGCTGTCGAGCTTCTGCGCTTCTTCGACCAGCAGCGCCTTGCAGAGGATCGCATAGTTCAGCAGATCATCGCAGGCATCAGTGACGGTCTCACCAGTGACCCGCAGCTCGCCGTCAGCGACGAAGCTCCGGATGCGCATGAGCTTATCCTGAATCCGCAACAGGAGTCCGGTTACCGGATGCAGGCCCAGTGCGGTTGAGGACTTGAAGTTGGCGAGCGCGTCGGTGGCTTGCTTGCCTCCGGTGTAGTCGTTGTTCTTGGCTTCCATGATGCCCCGCGCTTTGGCGCAGGTTTCATCATGCAGGTTCAGTAGGTCTTCTCGGTTCATGGTTCGGTGATGAGTTCGATGAGTTCGCGGAAAGTGGTCTCCTCGTCAATGACATTCTCAGGGAGCGGGATGTCGAACTCCTCTCGGACGGCTTCGACGAACTCGACGATCTGGTCCTCTTCGATCACGTCGAGGATCAGGCGGGGCACCATCACGTGACTCCCCTTTCCGCAGAGGTCTTTCACGATGGTTCGGATGCGAGGCAGGATGTCATGATCCATGGGCTTTTACGGTGGTGTAGGTGTTGCGGGCAAATTCAGCAAGGAGAGCGGCATCGACCATGCCGTCGTGGGGTGTGCGGTGTCTCGAAGAGGCCAGCCAAGTTTCATCGGGCCAGCGCGCAGAAGCCACTTCGAGGGCTCGCTGCTTGGTCTTGCCGCGAGCGACGCGACCCAGCACGGGGCGCTGCCAATCCGAAACCTGAATCCGGCGAATGTGGTAGCCGATCATCTCAGCGGTGGCGCAGAGCAACCCGAAGGAGATGCCCATGGACCGCATGGCCTGCGAGCTCTTGGCGTGTTTGAGGGGCTCCTCGATAGCGAACAGGATGCGGGAGCTGAAGTCCCCCAGTCCTGTAGCCCAGACGTAGACCGCCGAGGGGTCGACTTCTCGCTTCCCTCCGATCTGACGGGTTGGCATGGGGATCGCATGAATCAGGGAGCCGTCGAAAGCAGACAGGGCGCAGAGGCCGCCGTCCAGCCCGTTGTCAACCCCGATGACGATGCTGGTGTCGGTGAGCTTCATTGCGGCGCGACGGGTTCAGTGTGCAGGAGCCAGCCGGAATACTCGTAGCCGCTGCTATCAACGTCGTAGGGGCCGAAGGCGATCTTGGCAATCCGCCGGTCGGCGGGGAGCTTGGGGTGTATCCTGCTCAGGGCAACCCCAACGGAAACAAAAGGCCCGCCAGCAGGGTCAACGAAGTCGTTACCAAAACGCCAGTGTCCCTCGCTGTCAATGTCGAAGAGCCACGTGACGTCCGAGATCCGGCGGATGGTGACGGTGTCGCGGTATCGGTTCTGAAACCGGACTCCTTCTGATTTGAGCTCTCTTGGCTTACTCATCTTCGTCTTCCTCGTTGTTGTCGATGATCTCCGCCTCATAGACCCGCTGCGGGATGGCGCTCCCGCCGACGTCCGCCTTGGTGTTGTTGAGGATCGAAATGTCAATCTGCAGAGTCCCAGCGCCACCGCTGCCACCACGCGGGTTGAGGCCGAGGTTCCGGCGGATCATTTGATCCAGCTCGGACATCTCCTTGACAGTGCGAGGGCCCCGAATGTGGGGCATGCTGTCGCGGAACATGCGGATGGCTTGGGCCGCGACGAAGGCCTGATACTTGTCGGCAGGCGTCGACTGGTTCTCAGCCACAGCCATGATGCCCTGCTCTTCCTCATCGCGGGCAGCGAGCAGGGGGTGTTCAGCGGACTCGTCGAGACTTTGCTCCAGCGCCTCCTCAAATTCATCAGGCCCCGGATCGTCTTCGAAGGTCAGTGGGATGTCGGTGAATGTGGGGGCCTCAAGCCCGAGCGTGTCGGGGCAGGGTTGCTTGGAGACGGGCTCGATGCCGGACTCCTTCAGCCAACGGGTAACCGTAGCGGGAGTGACTCCAAGCTGCTCGGCGATGCGGGCGCGGATGATCCCTTGGTTGAGCATCGAGACGGCACGGCTGCGCATCAAAGCGTTCTCGTAAGCTTTCTCTCGCTTCTGCTTTGCGGCTTTCTTGGCCTTCTCGGTGGCCTTCGTGCGTGCGGGCATGCGCGGAATGAGTGCCTTATTTGGCTTGATCGTCAAGAAAAAAAGTGGTTTCCTCCCTAATCTACTGCCATGGGAAGACCAAAAAAAGAGAAGCCTGAGAAGAAACTGGTGCGCCACACGCTGGAACCCCGAGTCGATGGTGACACGAAAATGATGGATGTCGGAGGACTCCCGATTCCGGTTACAAGCACGCTCACCGCATTGCTGTGGGGGTTCGGGAACCACCCTTCGGCGAGGGCTAGGGAGTATTACTTCTGGCGCATTGCAGATACATTATGGAATCATGATGGTCTGCCTGAGAAGATGTTCATTAAGCATCCTTGGTCGGAGAAGATCATTCATGAATGTATTAACAACAAGTATCTCTCCATTGGGGGTTCTGCCTCATCCGGAAAGAGTCACACTTTAGCGGGCTACGGAATCATCTCTTGGCTCGCCAAGCCTAGGGACACCTTGGTTCTGATGACCAGCACCACTTTGCGGGAAGCCCGGAAGCGTATCTGGGGTTCCGTCATCAGTTTGCTCTCGGTGATCGAAGGAGCGCCGGTGAACATCCGAGATTCTACGGGTTCTGCAAACTACATTGATGATAAAGGACAGACCTTTGACCGAGCGGGACTATCCCTCATTGCGGCCGAGCGGAGTCGAACCAAGGAAGCTATCGGAAAGTTCATCGGTCTGAAGCAGAAGCACGTGATCCTGATTGCCGACGAGCTTGGCGAACTCAGCGAAGCCATCGTGCAGGCGGGCCTGAGCAACTTGTCGAAGAACCCGAAGTTCGAGCTCAAAGCCCTGAGCAACCCTGCTTCCCGTTTTGATGCCTTCGGGATCTGGTCCACTCCGCGAGACGGGTGGGAATCCGTCAGGACAGACACGGACGACACGTGGCTGACTAAGTGGAACGGGCGCTACATCCGGTTGGATGGTGAACGATCCCCGAATATTCTTGCAGGAGACACGATCTACCCCTTCCTGCCAACATTCGAAAAGGTCGAGGAAGACAAGGCGCTGCTCGGCGAAAAGTCGCGGGCCTACATGCGAATGGTCCGAGCGGTGTTCTTCGACAGCGACGAGTCAGAGGGCATCTACAGTGAGTCGGAGCTGGTGTCCAGCGGAGCCCTGAGCCGGGTTCAGTTCAGTGGCAACACCACCCTGATTGCGGGACTTGACCCCGCGTTCACCAACGGGGGCGACCGAACGGTGCTTGCCATCGCGCGGGTCGGGCTCGATCAGAGCGGCCAGTATTGCCTGCAATACGAGGATTTCGTGCAGATCAATGACGACGCCACCAACAAGGCGGTCCCGCGCACTTACCAAATTGTTCAGAAAGTCAAAGAGGAATGCACCAAGCGGGGGATCAAACCCGAGAATCTCGCGGTCGACTCCACGGGCGCAGGCTCCCCCCTGTGTGACGTTCTGGCTGGTGAGTGGAGCAACGACTTCCTGCGCGTTCCGTTCGGCGGCAAGGCTTCCGACCGGCGCGTGAGCATGAACAGCCAGCTCACAGGCGAGGAGCTCTACTGCAACCGCGTCAGCGAGCTGTGGTTCGTCGGCAAGGAGTTCACCCGAACCAAGCAGATCAAGGGCATCACGCATGAGCTCGCGAAGGAGATGAGCAACCGGCGCTTCGAACTGGTGAAGGGCTCATCTCTCAGGGTGAAGGTCGAGCCGAAGAGCGAACTCAAGGCCCGCGCAGGTGCCTCGCCGGACATGGCGGACGCGGCGTTTATCTGCCTCGACCTTGCCCGTCAGCGGCATGGGCTCGTCGCGGTCGACCCACCAAAGGCGGACGCAAACGGGCTCTGGCCGGTCCGTCGAACTCTCACGATGCGAGACCTAGATGTCGTGTCCAAATCCTCCCATTCCCAGCTGGTCTACGACTGATTTTTGAAACGGTTGTTTGTGAGTTACAATAGCCCTTTTTGCACGCCGAGAAAAGTTGAAGAGTTTCTGGAAAACGTGTAAATCAGTTAGTCAGTTTAAAAACAGCAAAATATGCGTAGTGAATTAACTGACTGATTCTGATTTACCTATAGGGAGAAGACTTTTAAGAAGAGACAGGCGGGCGCGGGGGCGGGCGCGTGCGTGTGCGCGCATATACGCGTGCGCGACCCCCGCCGCTTCGGATTCGAAAAACACCTTGCATCCCCACCCTGAATCCTGTAGCCTTTGCGCCGTGTCCGCCTCCTTCAAACGAACCCCCGAGGGTAAGATCCGCTATCGCGGGGAAATCTTCGAGGGCTTCAACCGCCCCAAGCGTGCCCCCAAAGGCGACGAGAAAAAATACGTCGTGCTCGGCAAGCAGGGCGACAAGGTGTCAAAGGTGAAGTTTGGCCAGCGTGGCTACGAAGACTTCCTGCAGCACAGGGACCCCAAGCGCCGCGCGAACTTCAAGTCGCGCCATAATTGCAGCTCGGCCAAGGACAAGACAACCGCCCGCTACTGGGCTTGCAACCACAACTGGTAACCGACCCCCGCACCATGGCTGAAGGACTCCGATCTTCCTCTCTTCGAACCCCCCAACGCTCGCTCGGGACTACTTCCGGTCGCATGATGCGGGAAGCCCGCAAGCTTGAGCGACAAGGCTTTGGTGGTGCCGCTGAGCGAGTCGCTATGGCCGCATCCCATCAGAAGCTTACCGAGCGCCCCGGATTCTCTTCCGCTGATTCGGAGATGGCCCTCCAGCCTTTGCGTGAATCTGCCGCCAAAAAGGAAGCCGCTATCCGTAGCGGATTCGGGGCTCAGGATTCCCGGCAGAAGCTTTTTGCTGACATGCAAACCCGCGCCGCCAGCGGGATGACTGGTGCCGAGGGCGCGGCCGCGCTTGCAGGATTCAGGTCTCGGGCTTCCCAGCTTGGGGTTGCCCCTGAGCGCTTCGAGGCTACGGCTTCCGGCAAGCTTGGAATTGACTTGCGTTCGATGGCTGCCCCTGCAATGGGTGCCGCGACTGCGACCACGCCGACTACTCCTGCGACTACGCCGACCTCCTCTGCTACCCCGCCAGCAACTACCCCCGCGACCACTCCTGCGACTACGCCGACCACGCCCCAGCCGGTCGGTTTGATTGGAGGCAAACCTGCGGCGGATGTCCTTCGCGACATGCGGAAAGCAGTGACACCCGCCCTGACTCCGGAGCAGACAGCGGCATCTGGTGACATTGGGGATTTTACCAATCAGGTTCGTGAGCTGGAGGCAAACATGCCCCGCCGTGACGCTGTCGCTGAAGTGAACAGGCAGCGCGCCTCGGCTGGACTCGCCCCGTTTGAGCCCGCTCAAGTTTACGACACGCTGCTCTCCCAATCACGCCAACGCAGCGCTGAGAAGGCCGAGACCAACCAGCTCGTGCGGGACATCTCCAGTGCTCCGAAGCTTACCATTGACCCTAGTTTCCTTTCCGGTTTCCGGAAACCGATTGCCCCTACCCCACCACCTACGCCAGCGGCTCCCGTATCGGCACCGACACCAACCACAGCCACCAGCGCCCTGACGGTTGCACCGGCCCCTGAGTCTCCAGTATTTACCGGAAGTATGTCGATGACTAGCCCCGAGGCTAGCCAAGAGGCTCTCCGCAAGAAGGGCCAAGCGAACGCGAAAGCCCGACAGGAAAGAGTCATCAAAGCCAACCAAGAGAAGCGGGCACGCATCGCTGAACGGGTTGCTCGGGTTAGTGCCGAGACCCCCGACTATCTGCGCGGCACCATAGCTGGCGGGGTCTACAGAAAGGTCAGAGAAGCTTCCGCGCGGGCTCAAGAGTAAACAGTTTCAAACCTTATGGCCATCTCGACCACCCCCAAGTTTACAAGCAGCTCCGACGACACAGGTTCTACTACACCCGTAGTAGAACCTGAATTCGATTTCAGCTACGAGCGTGACATCGCCCCGATGCAACAGCGGTTCTTCCGCTCCGTCTACTCGGACCGGAGCATTGACCCGCGAGACCGTGCGGCCATCGCTAGTGGCTTCGCTTCGCAACTCGGCAGTGCCTTCGCCGAGCAGTCCAAGCTGCGCGATATCGACCAGCAGGCACGCAACCGAGATCTTGCCTACCGCACGAGCTTGTTCTCCCTTGAGCAGGCCCGTGAGCGCGCGTCCCGTGAGCGTAGCATGCTTGAGTCCCTGCCCAAGGTGACCAGTGAGCTCGACGCCATGACCGCCGACCCAACAGCGGACCCTGAGGCGCAGAAGTCGATGCTCTCCCGCTGGGCGATCAGCAACGCTGGGGTTCTCGCCACCAACGACGCAGCCCGCATCGCTTACGACGCTGCTATCCGTGGCCTGCGCAAACCCACGCCGGTTGGGCTCACTGATGAGGACGTTGTTCGCATGGGTCTTCCGCTGGATAAGCTCGATGTCAACAAGGACGGCATTGTCTCTGACGAGGAGCGCACTCCGGTGAAGGTCTCTGGCCTGCTCACTGAGGCGACCACGGCGCAGTCTCTGCTGAAGCAGGAGAAGGAGCGCGGAGAGAAGAGGACGCGGATGGTTGATGAAGCCCTCAAGGGCCTCAGCCGAGTCTCCTTCGCCACCGAGAAATCCGACATTCCAGGGACCGCTGACATTGTGAAGGATGAGTTCGCCAGCGCGGGCAACTCCGCCGCCGTCGACAGCGTCATCTCCTTGCTTGCTCCGAGCATCGCAGCTGAGGCACTCAAACAATCTCCTATGAAGAAGTTTGAGATTGCCAGAGAGCTACAGAATCAATACCTTTCCGCGTCATCTGGGTCGCCCCGCCCGACCGGACCCCGTTCTCGTTTCGTCGAATAAACACCCCTCGCCAAACATACCCCGTTACCGCTATGCCGGAAATCAAGCCTTTCTCCCAGTGGAGTTCTGAAAGCACCACTGCCGCCGACCCGATTGAATCGCTCCGCAACTACTCGGACTACGTGCGGACAGAGTATCTCCGAAGCGGGGAACTCAATGACGATGTAGAGAACGACATCAGGGCGGGCATCGAAGACAAGCTTACGGCCCTTGGGGAACTCACCCCCGAGACCACACCGGAGAAGGCAGCCGAGCTCAACCAACGCCTGTTTGCCCCCAAACAGAACACCGACTTTGACGCAGGGGTAGTGCTTGACTACCTCTCGATGGATGATCCGGATAGCAACCAGCCGGACACCAAGGCGAACGCCGACATCCTGCGACGCTACCTTGCAACCCGTAAGGTGAATCCGGAAACCGCCGAGGAGCTCGCGGCACCGGTGAACAGCCTGCTGCAAGACCAAGACCTGCTTCGTCGCGCCCGTGTCGCGGCCGTTGATCGCGGTGACGTCATGGCCGTGGGGCTCACTGAGTCCGACGGTTCCCGCAGCGTCTACACTGGCGCGAACAAGATCAGCGACCAAGACCTCCCGATGGTTGCCACCACCCTTGCCTCTCGCGGGGCTCTGGATTCTTCGGATTTCCTGCAGCTCCGGAAGAAGAACACCCCCATGTTTGGGGGCAAATCCACTAGCGCCGACCTTGAGCGGTTTGCCGAGTTCCAGAACGCCCTCCAATCCGTTGGCGAATCCGACCCTGAAGTGCGCGACGCCATTGACGCGGCCGCTGCCGTCGGGACCCAGAAGGAGAAGGCCGCAGAGCAGGGTTTCTTTGAGCGCGCTGGCGCAACGCTGGCCGGAGGTTTTGGGACCATCATGGGAGCTGCCGGTGAGGTACTCACTGGCGGTGAGGGGACTATCCTTGGAACCCAGCCGTCCACAACCCAAGAACTGCTGGAGTATCAGATGGGCCAAGGTGACACCACCGCCACCCAACTACTGCGCGAACAGCTTGGCCGGAACGACGCCTTCCGCAAGCGCTTCACCCCCGAAGAGATCGACCGCTTCACCAACGATCTGGTCACAGCCAAGACCGCGTTCCAGTTCGACCCAGCCAAACCGGAATCCGGTATCAAGGAACTTTCGACCGGAGGCGTGGTAGTCAACCGCGCCTTGCTTGCACGCCCGACCGCCTTTGAGGAAGCTCTGAGCAAGAGCGCCGGACTCAACGAAGAGCAAAAGGAGTTTGCCCGCCGCGACCGTGAGGCCCGACTGGAAGCAGAAGCCCCGGCAATCCTCAACACCCTCACCAAAGCGGATGAGGATGCCGCCAGCGCCTACGCTACTGCGAAAGCTGCGGGCAAGACTGACCGCGCCTTCATCGAGGAATGGATGGGCGACAGCAACAACTACGACAAGTATTCAAACCGCGCAGCTGGTATTGGCCAAGCCGCTTTGGGTGCGCTGGTGGACCCCCTCGTCGGACTCGCCGCTATGGCAGGCTCTGAGACCGCGACCAAGTCCATGCTTGCCGCCCAAGCCGAGCGGGCCAAATACTCCCAGCTCGGTAGCCTCTTCGGAGACGAGTTCGGTCTGGGCCAGCAAGTTCTTGAAGCGCTGCCACAAGTTGCGGTTGACATGGCTCTGACTTTCGGAACTGCCGGTCTCGGCAGGGCGGCCACAGCTGTTGGGCGCACAGCCCTGATCAACAGCAACCGCGCCTTTGCCAAGGCTGGCGTCTCTTTGCTTGACGACACCGCCCGCGCCGCTGTCAGCAAAGCCACCGCAGCTGGTGGGGAAGCCGCTACCTCGGAAGCACTCAAGACAGTCGGAGCAAACTGGCTCACCCGTGCGGCTGGTAAGGCGGCGGAGGAGACGCTCCCCGTTGCCCTTCCTGCTTTTGTCCGAAGCAGCACCAGCTCCTACGCCTCCATCTACGGTGGCCTTCCGGAGAGCATGACCCATGAGGAGAAGCACAAGCAAGCGATTGGCGCGGCCCTCGCTGCTGGCTTGGGCACCGCTGCCATCACCGCAGGCCTGTCCGCTATCGGCGGCGGATTCGGGGGTCCTGAATCCTTGGCCCTGCGAGCAGGACGCAAAGGCATTGACGACCTCACCTACCGCGAAGCCAAGCTGGCCTACGAAGCGGTCAAGAATGAAGGCAAAGCTGTGTCCGACACCGCCTTCAGGGGAGCCCTCGCCAAGGAGGTCAGCACCGCATACAAGAACCTCGCTGCCGCCACCGGCAAGGGTTTTGCGGGTGAAGCCTTCGAAGAGTCGCTCGACCAGTCGGTCAACATGGCTATCGAAGATGCCGCTACCAAGCGCAACACCCCGCTGGCCGAGAAGCTGCAACAGATCTGGAACGCCGGTCTCGTCGGCGGTCTGATCGGTGGTGGTTTCTCTCTTGGGTCTCAGGTGCTCCCCGTTGACAAGTCCAACCAGACCCGAGCACTTGAGGCACGCACCCAAGTGCTTGACGGTATCGCGAAACGCCTGTCGACCAGCGGCGCACCGCAGACCGCCCAGACGGTTCAGCGCATGATGGACGCGGCGAACGCCGAGCTGACCCAGAGCAAGAAGAAGGATGTGGTTGCAGCAGCGCAACGGGCAGCAGCCGAACCCCAAACCGCGAGGCGCACCGTTGCTGAGCAGCTGGAGTTCAAGTTCGAAGACCCACGTGGAGTCCCAGCCCCCGACACTCGACTTACCGACCTCATTGGTGAGCGCGTGTTTGTCGACGGCACTGACATCAGCGGCATCGCAGAAGTCGACGCGGACACTGGTGAGGTTGTGATCAACTTCAGCAAGCCCACGAAAGCTAAGGGCTCCGCCAACAAGGTGACCCGCTTCGTCCTTGGCACCAAGTTCCAGAAGGCTACGGGCCTCAGCCTGCGGCCGAAAGTGAAGACCTCCACGAAAGCAGTCGGCTCGCTGCCTGCGGGAACGCGGTCCTTCAGCGTTGGCAAGCGTGAGTTTGTCCTCCCCTCCCTCGAAGCCGTCCAGAAGTCCCGCGCCGAAGGCAAGCCGCTGATCGTGCTGGAGCGTGACGAGAACCAACGCGTTGTTGCTCTCACTGTGCGCAACGCCAAGCTCGCCGCCAACCCCAACGTGGCCACTGACGAGTCGATCACCGACCCAGAGTTGATCCGCGAAGTGCTGCGCCTGTATCCGGAACCCAAAGCGGCGGCCCCCGCAGGAAGAGCCCCGTTCAGGACTCCGACAGAAGAGGCTGCGGGCATCACCCCAGATCTCATTTTCGACGACCCGAACCAGCCCGAGCTTGACTTCGCCTTCGGTGGAGCTGATCAGGCTGAGTTTGGTTTTGTTGCCGACCTAGCACCCGCACCGGAGGTCTCCGAAGACCAAGCTGAACTTGCCGAACTCGGCGGGTCTGACGAGATCCAGCTCACGTTCCGTGACTCGCCGGATTACGATGAGGTCCGCTCTTCAGTAGAGCTTATTGAAGGGCAGATCGCAGACGACCCAGTCCTCAAAGCGCTGCATGCAACCCCACTCGATCAGCAGGGTTTTTCCGGACTGGCCATGTCGTTCACGCCGGAGCAGATCACTGAAGCTGGTGATGCCCTTGCGCTCGCCACTGAAAGCGCGGAAGCTCTGCTTGATGACCCAGAAGCTCTCAGCAACCAGATCAGGAACACGCAGAACCAATTCCTGTTCGTTCAGCTGAACAAGACCCTCAACCCCCTTCGAGTAAAATATGACCGCGTCATCCAAATCCGCCGAAATGCAGAGCGCCGAACAGGGCGCGCCGAGAAGCGAGCCGCTACAGCGAGCCGAAACCAGCAGGCTGCGGCTCGGGGCCGCCAACGTGCCGCCGCCCGCCGCGCCGCTTCTCAGCCTGTCGGACGAGCTCAAGGCCCGCGCGATACTGGCCGTCCAGCAAATGCGACAGCTCCGGACAGGACCACCGAAGAAGTAAACGCGTTGGTGGATCTGGTCAGCGGAGACCCTGTGCTGCGGACTCTGCACGCCACTCCCGAAAGCGGGTTGCGTGGATTGCTTGGGTCCTTCGACGAAGCAACGCTAGGCGAAGCACAAGACACACTTGCCGCCGCTGATGAACTTGTTGACCAACAGCGGACCACTGACCGGCGACTTGCTTTCCGGATGGCGGCTCCGCTCGTGCCACTCAAAGCCAAGCTGACCCGACTGGTCGCTGATCGTGAAAGGTTTGGCAGCACCGGACAGGCTGAGTTCGGCTTCATGGGCTCCGTCCAACAGAGCACTGTTGCTCCCGACGAAGTTGCTACCCAAGCGGAGCAGGCCTCTGGCACGAACGTGCAGGACTCCTTCATGGATGCCTTGTTCGCGGCTCCCACAACTCCAGCCCCAACGCCCCCGCCCACACCAAAGCCTGCCGCGAAGAAGGCGGCCAAGAAGGCTGCCAAGAAGGCAGCCAAGGGAGCGGCCCGCGAAGCGGAGCCCGAAGCGACAACCACGCAGGAGCTCACCGAAGAGGAACGCGTCAAGATCGACTCCCTATTCGCAAACATTGATAGTCGGATGAACAAGGGTCAGATCCTCGGTGGTTACAGCGGCAAGCTCAGCCAAGTTACGCCCGCCAGAGAGATCAAAAACCTTCTTGCAAAGAAAGGCTACACGGAGTCCGGCACCCCGACCGCATGGATCGAGGCTCGTAAATTCCCTGACCCTAAAAATCTGCGGGACATCGAGAAGCTACTCGCACTGCGGGACTGGGCTTTCAGCGGCGGCAAGCCAGCGCCGGAAACTGCTGCGGCCCCTGCGCCGGAAGCCCAGACCACTATCGAAGAGGTGTTGGACTGGATCAACGAAGAGGGGAACGCAGAGCGACTGGAAGGCACGACCCTCCGCCTCAAAAACGGGCAAGAGGTCCAAGTGACCCGCGTCTTCATTGATGAAGGAGGCGAGCTTGCTTTCGAGACGGACGACGATGCGACTACAGCCGTTCCCCTTTCCGTCGAGGAGCTCACTGAAGACATCGACCCTGAATCCGTCAAGCCCTTCATGGTCCCGGAATCCGGAACCCCGGAGCCGGTTGCGCAGGAGCCTGCTGCTGAGCAAGCTACCGCACCAAAACCAGTTGACAAGAAACTGCAGGAGTTCATCGAGACTGTCGACGGCGCGCAGTTGAATCTCGCGAGCGCATCGCGGATCAAGACTCTGGCGAAGAAGGCTCTGGATGCCGGATACATTGAGCAGCGGGACCACGATGAGGTCGTGCGAGCGGCGAACGACAAGGGCCTGACCCCCGGCGACCGCGCCGAAGCCGCCGTCAGCACACTACGCTCATCCATCCTCAACCGCATCGAGCCCGACACCAGCAACCGGATGCTTGGCTTGGGTGCCCCGGAAGGACAGCAACCCATCACGGACTTCAACGCTGCTCTGCGGGCGGAACTGCCTGTGGGCTTTACCCTGCAGGCCGACCCGAACTTGGATGGTGCGCTTGGTTACGATGGCGTGGGCAACCCGAACGTGGTCTACTACAACCCCAACCAGATTGGTTCCCTTACGGAGGGTCTCTCCCTTGCTGACGCACGGGCTA